ATTAATTGCTGCCGAAAACAAAGGTGGTTCGGAGTCAGAGTTTGGTTTATCAGAGAAAGAAAAAGAACAATTACTTAAAAGTATAGATGATGTAGTTGTGGATATACAAAAAAAATCAGATGATATCACAGAAGATATAACATCAGTTAAGGATAATTAATGGCTTATTGGAGTAAGAATTCAGATCCATCGAAAGGAAAAAGACAACCTGGATCTGCACCAGTTTCCCAAGATAAATCAGGAGGACTTCCTACTGCCTCCACTGTTCGTAGAATGGTTAAAGGTTTGATACCAAATTCAAGTGAAAGTGAATTTTACGAAATGGAAATGGGAGAAGTTATAGCCGTCAATCTAAAAGAATCTGATCTTCCAGAACTAAAGGATGGTAGTGATAAAGATTGGAGCAAACTTGGTTCTGTTACTGTAAGAATGGTTAATAGTCAATTTGATAGTCCACTTACTAATGTGGGTACTGTTAAACCACTATTTCCGAATTCTCACCCACTTCCCGTGAGAGGAGAATATGTAGTTGTCGTATCATTTAATAAACAAAATTTTTATATTAACGTTCTTAATCTATTTGATAATGTAAATAGTAATGTTGGTCCTGGACTTAGTGGCATTAGACCAGAAGATATTACTGAAGAAGATTTTATTTATGAACATTTTGAAATTGATAATGAAATTAGAAATTTGTGGCCCTACCAGGGTGATAGTATTTTACAGGGTAGATGGGGACAATCTATAAGATTTGGAAGTAATATTATACCTGATTCACATGAAGATGAAGATGATAAACCAGATTCACCGAATATTCTTATTAGGACAGGTCAGTTAGTAGATGCAGATGCCTTTGATAAGAGTAAAGTTGTACAGAATTTAAAAGATTCACCAAAAAAACCAGTTAAAGAAGATATAAATGCGGATGGTTCGTCAATTTGGATGACAACAGACCAATCGGTTAAACTGGATATTAAAGGTACAAATGCATTAAGTCATGAATATATGTCATCTACACAAGAAGATGACCAACCAATAGAGGGTGGAAAACAGATTACTATTAATTCTGATAGAATAACCTTTAATACAAAGAAAGGAAAGATACTTGGGTTTAGTCATGATGGGATTGGATTTTCTACACAGAAGGGTTATACGGTAGATGCAGATCATGGTGTATCAATGAATTCAGGTGGGGCTACTTCTATGGCCATGGTTCCTGGTGGTATAAGTTTAGTTACTCCAGGAAATTCAAGACTTGATTTGGGTGGTGGTGAATCAGGAGAAGCAGATAAAATCTTATTATCAAGTCAATGTCCATCTTTTTTAACACTTGATGACAAAGCACATTTAGAATCTTGTGATGGGGCAATAATACATCTTGATGATTGTGCAGGAATGAAAGATAATCAAGGTTCGTTTTTACGGATAGGTGGAGAGGCTTTAGGTATAACGGGATATGTATTTGGTAGAGATGATATGGGACAACAACATCTCGTGTATGGAGAAGAACTTACAAATTTAATGGATTCTATTTGTAATTCATTTGTAGAATTGGGTGATGTTATATTGAATTTATCAGCTATTCCAACTGGAGCCGGCCCAAGTGGTCCAGTTAGTGGTGGTCCCCCAAATACATTGGCTGTAGAGGGGTGGATAACCGGAGTAGAAACAATAAGAGCTAGACTCTGTGATATGTTAATGAAACCGGACTAATAATGGCATTGGACAAAAATAAACTTAAAACAGCTTTAGTTGATAATTATAGTAAATTAGCACAAGATGGAGAATCAACACAATCAGATTCAGCTGAAGGAATGGCAACAGCAATAATAGATTTTATGAAAGATGCTGAGATAATACCTATTGGTAGTCCAGCATTTACACCTGCTCCACCACCTGCAGTTCCTGTACCAGACCCTTCATCGTTAGGTTTGAAGTTAAAGGTGAGTGGTGTTGATGCGGCCAAAGCTCCATTGAAGGCAGCGATAGTAGGTAGTTTTAAAGCACAAGATCCGACAATGACACAAATAACAACGGGTATTGTTTCAGCCACAGCTTTAATGTTAAATTTTGGAACACCAGCTCATTCAGCAATAGGAGCGAGTGTAATGGTAGTTCCACCAATTTTTGCACCATCAACCTCAGTTGGTTTTGGCGGTGGTAGTATAGAAGATGTTTGTAATAGTATGGCAGCACTTATCTACGCATCCTTTCTTGCAACAATTTTTACTGGAACGGTTATTAAACCACCAGCTGTGATACCAGGAGTAATTAGTAGTACAATAATATAGAATAGGAGTCTATAATGAAGAAACAAGAACTAATAAAAATAATCGAAACAGTAGTTCGTAAAGAGGTGAAAAAACAGGTGAATGAGATATTTATTAAAGAAGAAAATTCATCTTCACTTACCGAATTAGTTTCAAAACCATTAATCGAAAAAGAGTTTACAGAACCGATTAGAAAACAGTATAAACCTAGAAAGGAAGTAAACTATACAACAAACAAAGCTCTTAACAAAGTTTTGAATGAAACTGTTGGTGGAGTTCCACAGGGTGATGGCAGTGGATATAAAACTATGGGTGGTGGAGTTTATGATACCAACAAGATGAATGATGTACTTCTTGGAGCCGGTGCAGGAAATACCAAGGTATCAAAGGAAATGAAAAGAGAAATTGGAGCAGTAGAAACTATAAAGAAAGCTGGTGTAAGTGTAGATCAAGTTCCAGACCACGTAACAAATGCATTAACACGAGATTATTCATCTGTTATGAAAGCAATAGACCAGAAAAAGGGTGGCGGAAATAGTTTTCGTCCATAGTGGAGTAAATAAATGGCCCGATCACGAAGTGCATTAGAATTAGATTTAGATCCAGATGTAACAATTGGTTTAGGATTACCTATGCGATATGATGATGTTAAGGGATTTTTTCCAGGAACTTCAACAACTCTTTCACAGACAGGAAGCAACATTAGAAATTTACTTTTAACAAACAGGGGTGAACGAGTTGGCCAACCAACTTTTGGTGGAGATTTACTTTTAACTTTATTTGAACCTATGAGTGATCAACTTATTACTTCAGTTGAGGAGAGGATATCGGAAGCAATGGTAGAATGGTTACCGCATGTAACAGTTAATGAATTAATTGTAGAACAAGATGAATCGGAACCAAACCAATTGAACATTAAACTTGAATTTAGTCTGAGTATGAATCCGGAAATTCATGATGCTATAAGTTTAAGTTTTGCTACAGGTACATAATTTAGTGGAGAAATAAAATGGCGAGAGTCCAAAAAGAAGTTAGATATATAAATAAAGATTTTGGTGCTTTTAGAGAAGGTTTGATAGAGTTTGCAAAAACTTATTATCCAAATTCATATAATGATTTTAACGAAGCTTCTCCAGGCATGATGTTTATTGAAATGACATCTTATGTTGGTGATGTTCTTTCTTATTATGTAGATTCACAATTTAAAGAAATGTTATTGGCTTATGCAGAAGATAGAAAAACTATTTATGAAATGGCTCAGGTATATGGATATAAACCAAAAATAACTCAACCAGCTTTTACAAATATTGATATTTTCCAAACAGTTCCTGCAACTGGAACAGGAAAATCAGTAAGACCAAATATGAGTTATGCTTTGACTGTCAAGGAAGGGGCACAGGTTACTGCAAAAAATGGTACAATATTTAGAACATTAGAAGATTGTAATTTTAAATATTCAAGTTCATATGATCCTTTATCTGTTGATGTGTTTGAGGTAGACCAAACAACTAAAGTTCCTTCATTTTATTTATTACAAAAAAGTGTAAGAGTACAAAGTGGGAATATTAAATCAGACACCTTTTCATTTGGTTCAGCTGAATCATATCCAAGAATAAAATTATCCCAACAAAATATTATAGAGATAATTTCAGTAACAGATGGTGATAACAATATTTGGTACGAAGTTCCTTATTTGGCACAAGATACCACTTTTATAGAAGAAGAAAATACAGCAGCAAATGATCCAAGTTTGGTTCAATATAATGATACAGTTCCATATTTGTTAAAATTAAAAAAGACCCCAAGACGCTTTATTACTTATATTTTACAGGATGGTTCAACAGAATTAAGATTTGGTAGTGGTATATCAGATAGTCCAGATGAAGAAATAATTCCGAATCCTAATTCAGTTGGATCTTCTTTACCTGGCAGTCCAAGTAAACTTGATACATATTTTGATCCAGCAAACTTTTTGAAAACAGAAGCATATGGTCAAGCACCATCAAACACAACTCTTACTGTTAAATTTTCTTATGGTGGTGGAATTGGTGATAATGTAGCGGCTGATTCAATAATAAACATAACTGAAGTTGGATTTACACAAGTTACTACTGGTCTTAGTGCAGCTTTAGTTACTTCGACTCAAAATTCGGTGGCAGTAAATAATCCATATCCGGCAAGTGGAGGAAAGTCCGCAGAGTCAACGATTGAAATTAAAAATAATGCATTGGCATATTTTCAAGCACAGGGTAGAGTTGTAACTAAAGAAGATTATATTATAAGAACATATGCAATGGGAAGTAAATATGGGGCAGTATCAAAGGCATATATTGTTCAAGATGAACAATTAAATATTCCAAGTATGCAAAAAGAGACATCCGATGGTTCA